AGTCCAGAAAGGCTCAAATGGTGTGGCTATCAGTGCCCCAATGACCGTGAAGGACAAAAAGACCGGCGACTCCAAGATGATCGGATTTCGCACCGTCAAGGTATTTCCTGCCAGTATGGTGCTCCACGCTGAGACCGGCGAGCCTTGGGTAGAGCCTGAGACCGAAGCGGTGGATCTCACTGAGCGGCTAGAACTGGCTGACCAGTACGTTAACAATCTAGGCTTTGATATTCGCCACTCTGGCGAGGGCAGGGCTTACTACTCACCCGCTGGTGACTTCATCCACATGCCAGAACGTGCGGCATTCAGCGCTACCAAGACATCCACAGCGACTGAGAATTACTACTCCACACTGCTGCACGAATCGGCTCACTGTACCGGTCACAAATCGCGCCTAGATCGCTTAGACCTTAAGAACAAAAAGGGCTACGCCTTCGAGGAGTTGGTGGCTGAGTTGTCTGCCGCGTTCCTATGTAATCAGCTGGATGTGTCAGGCGCTCCTCGTGATGATCACGCTCAGTACTTAGCGTCTTGGCTTGATGCTCTAGGTGGTGACAGTGACTACATCTTTAAGGCGGCTAGCGAAGCGCAGAAAGTGGTTGACTGGATGGATGCAATGCAAGTTGCCCTTCCCTTAGAGGAGGCGGCATAGGGGTGCGGGGATTTATTTCCCCCGCCCAAATTTTTCTAGCTGATGAGCAGCTGAGTGGTTCTCAGTCGAAACGCCCAGCGGGGCGTCCTAGATAACCAATGCCGAGGAGGCAACCATGTACTACATCCAGCAAGAGGGATCACCCTTCGCTTACCAAGCAAAAACATTAACCGAATATGCATCGCGTTTGACCGGCGGGGATACCGGAGAATATAGGGTATACAAAAGCAAGAGCGCATATCACGAGGGCTTCGACTTTACCGCCTATGATCATATAGACGGCAAGCTAAAAAAATCTAAAGCCCAGCCAGTGGCTGTATTAAATCGCTGGCTTTCTAGCTGATGAGCAACTGAGTGGTACTCAGTCGAAACGCCGTGAGGCGTCCTAGATAACCAAACTGCCGAGGAGGCAATCAAATGGAAATCAAGCGAAAAATAGTAGCTCGCGCCGCACAGCGCATTATTGGTCTGCTCACTTTTGATGAGCTAACCGCAATCTACAAAGCCGAACAAAATGCAACACACGCGTGTGCTCAGCTCGGAATGAGCGCCCAGATAGCCACCCAAGATACAGCGCGAACAGTGGCGCGAGAAATTATGGAGGGGCTTTCTGATTATCAGATCGACCAGATGGGGCACGAACTAAAACTGTCGGCGCGAGACCTGACTAAATACACGGCGGAGGTGGCAGCATGATCACCTTTAGAATGGTAGTAAAAGAATCATTTTACACCGAGTACGCAGTAGAGGCTGAATCTGAAGTAAAAGCGCGACTCCTTGTCCGGAAGGGTCACGGGAGAGTCGTTAATGACGGCTACACTGACTGGGACATCATAGCAATAGAGCAAGACAATCCGCCTCCCCCATTTTTGCCTGTAGACCCAGACGACATCGCCGAGATTCAGGCAGCAATGCAGGAAAATGCTGACGACAGAATGACGATGCCCCACTAATCCAACTGATGATCGCAGCTAGTTACTGCGTGAAACCTAGCGTCCACCTGACGATAAAGAGTCATGCGGGAATATCACCCAGAATCTACACGGGTGCCCCATGGCTTCTAGGTATTGGAAAACTAAATGCCGAGGAGGCAATTATTATGGGAACTCAATACGAAGACTGCACCCCGACGTGGGAAGAAACCGCTCACCTGCTGGTTCACACCCTGCAATGCAATCCCGACAACGAAAGTGCTCGGGCAGAACTGTTACGCATGGGCAAGATCATCGACCAGCAACAGGCTTACATCAAGCAATCTAAGGAGGTGGCTTGATGCAGGCAGAACTTGAGAGGGTTGCCAATCGATTGCAGCTATTCATCTTGAAACGCAATCGCAGGACTAGGATTCAAAGGCTTTCGGGCGTCCATATAAACACCATGGCACGCTTCCTAGCCGGTGAAGATATCCGACTGCACACCCTGATCAAGATCGAGAAGGCTTGCCTGCAACTTCAATCGGAGGATGAATTATGAGCATGTATAAATGCGGTGACTGCACATTCTGGGGTGAGTATGACGAGGTTCTGATCGTGCGTGAGATTGATCATGAGCCATACGGCGATCAGACAGTAGAGCGTGAGACCATCTACTGGCATTGCCCCTTATGTGATAGTGAAGATGTAACAGAATGGCTTGAAGCCTGAAAACACAATAGGTAAAAAAATAAACCATTTGTGTACTTAGATATTTCCCCCAAATCGTGCTAGGAGATAGCACCGTCTAGACGCTACGGATGGCGTCCTTTTTTGTAAGTTTTTTCGAGGCAACCTGCGGGCAATGTGGAAAACAACCTGCGGGTAATCTGGAATGAACTAACCAAAAAGAGGAAGACCCTATGTTCTTATTTGAACAGAAACTAAACCAAGCAGGCATTGCTGACACCAGAACCCAGCATATTGCCAAAGCCCTGAGCGACCTTCACTCTGCAATATCGCAGTGCGATATACCCACGCGCAGATTGTTTGCGGATATGCACCCTTACGCCGTTCGCGCAGCAGTCGAGTACGCCAAGGTCGAAGACCTCAACACCGATCTCTGGGGCGTCACTCACAACCACGAATGGCTAGCCGATTACATGGAGTACGAGACAGAGTGCCGGATCAGACCCCTGACCGACAACGTCGTTGATATGGGAGAATACCGATGATTTATCTAGAGTGGTTTATCGCTATTGTCGCTGCGACGATCTTTGCTTTTGCCTTTGCGGGCGCCATACTACACGCCAACGATAGGCAGAGATTCTATGACGAACGACGAAAAAGAGAGGTCAGCGATGTCAACAAACGACGAGCTGATTGAGATAATGAAAAAGCATAACCTGAGCAAAAAGCAGGTCGCTGACCTGATTGAGGTAAGCTACGAGGCAGTGTCAAATTGGCTCAGGCAGCATCGGTCAGCACCTATGCCTAAGGTTGCCCTGCTAGCGCTGCGTTTGAGTATCGAACTAAAACGCATTTAGGAATCAGAAACACCCACTTTGGATGCCGGTCTGTAGTACCTGTAAAGCAGACCGGCTCCAACCCTTCACTCAGGATACATTCAAGTATCCCCTGCCTGCTAAACCAATACTCCCCATTACCTGTAACTATCACCCAGTAGTCCGCAATAGAAACACTAAATGCTGACGGCTTGCGGTGGAAGTACTCGACGACGATATTGCCAGTCTTCTGGCTCATTGGATCGTACTTAACCTCAACAGTTTTACCTATCTCAGGGATCGTTATGTCCCACTCTGGATGCAATCCTTCTGCTCGCTTGGCGTTTGGGAATATCAAGCGCAACCGGCGAAGCAAGTCATCCTCGACCGCTACGCCACGCTTGAGATCTTCTTCAAACCCCACGGCGCTCTTTCTTCCATAACATCTGAACGCCAATCTTGACTAGGTCTTTACTGTGACTGGGCACTGCATCATCTGGGATGCTATCGATTGCCGCTCGCCTCTCATCCCTACTTGGCAAGTCCAGTATGTTACTTGGCAGGTAGTAGGGCAGGGTTGCCTTAGCTAGATCATGGAAGTCTGAATCTAGGTTGTCCTCTATGTACTGGAGGCACTGGGGGTAGTATGTTTTTTTCGCGGCTAATTTTATTTCAGCATTGAACTTTGACGGCTTCATCGGGAACCTCTAGTAACTCTCTCATCAACAAGATGCCTGTCTCCCAATCAACCGTGACTGTCTCGACAGTTTTGAATGAGTATTCCTTGAATGTCCATAACGGAAATACCATACGTATTGGCTGGCGGTCATACTTATAGATCAGCACTGGTATGTACTCATCTCCCGCCGATGTCTTAGCCTGCTCCCACCACTCAGGCTTGTACCAGTGACCACTGGCGTATCGCTTGGCTTCAATCATTAGGTTGTGAAACTCAATGTCAGCCTTGCCGCAGGTCTGGTACTGGTCGAGGTTTCGCTTCAGGTGGCTAGCGCACGAACCGAACTCATCATGAAACATCTTGATAAGCTCGCGCTCGAACGCATGACCCTTAGCTCGACCGTTTATCAACTGTCTACCTTGACGACAGTCGAGATCAGTTTGTCTAAGTACCAGCGGGCTTTACGCAGGTCGGTTATCTCGCTGCCCTTATGACGATACCTGTGAAGATATTTCTTAACATTCCCCTCAAGGTAGGCTTGAAATCCTTCACCCAGATTGTCCTCTAGATAATCGATGCACTCGATCTTGCCGTTGTTGTAGTGGGCAGGATGGTTGACGTTGTCTGCTTCAGGCTGTCGCACCTCCACACTCGCTAGCTTATCTCTAAGTTCATTCCATTCGGCTGGTGTTGCGTTATCAATACTCATATTCTTACTCTCCGTTTGCATATTGGGCAGGGCTTAGTCCAGTCGGTAGTCTCTGGGCAGCGACAGTGCTTGGTTCTGCCGTAGTAGTCTGCGTCGAGCGGTAACTTGTAACTCCCCGTTGTTTTAATTGGTTTCTTGCTAAATTGTTTCTTCTCAAATTCCGTAAACTTCATTCACCTTTACCTGTGTCCATTCAAGCAGCTCGTACTGAGTGCCGTATCGTTCTTCAAACCTTTTCTTAAAGGGGTGGCGGCTCGTATAGCTAGCGTTGTCCTCACCCCCTCGATGATGCTTGTAGCAAAGGGGTATAGATTTTAGGTGCGCCCCTTCCTTGGTCTTGCCGTCGATGTGATGCACCTCTGCTGGCGTGAACACATTGAACTGGCGGTGGCATACGCAGCAACCAAGCTGCGTAATCCGATCCATCCACTGCTTATCGGCAGCATTAGCACCGCGACCCTTCACGTTCCGTAAACTCTCCGCTCGGCACGCTCACTGGCTAGCATCGACTGCCAGACTTTGAACTCAACCTCGGCAGCCAGCATCTCTGACTTGGCGGCAGCCAGCATTCCCTTAGCCCTGCCTCTTGACAGGCGAGCCTCGTACACGTTCCCATCTTCATCTGATGCTCTAAGCTGTGCAGCATTGGTCTTGGCGCCTTGCGCTTCAGCTACTACCATTGTCTGGGCGACGATCCGCTTCTCATCAGCATCAGCCTTTGATAGCTCGTACTCAGCCTTGCCGACAGCGATGCCAGCCTCCCTAATCTTCTGTGCAAAATTTTCCTGATCCATTTAATTTTCCTTTGAATAGTTAATGTAATACCTAGCCTTACTGTTCTTTCTGTCACGGTACTGACAGGTCTTGCTATCGAACTCAAAGCCCACTTTGCCTTCGTACATACCGTTCCTGTTCTTCAGGACTTCAAGGTACATATCCCATTGCCTTGTGTACTGCTCATCAGGCTCCTCGCCTAACATCTCAGCCTGCTCGATCTGCTCTGCCTTACGCTTGTTTTTCCAGACACTTATAAATCCGTCAGCAAGGTCGGTGATCGAGCCTGAACCCTTAACGTCATACTTGTTAGGCGCTGCATACTCTGACTCACCCTTTCGGACGTGCGTCACAATGAATATGGTCACTGGAAAAGCGAGCTTGAAGTTGACCAGCTTCTCGATGAACCTTTGTTGACCTTCATAGTCATCCTGCCTAACCATATTGGTGAGGGAATCGACCACGAATGTGTTAATGCCGTAACGTCGATATGCATATTCAAAACAGGACATAAGGTCTTCAGGCTTGGGGGTCAGCTTGTCAACGAACAGCCATAGGTTAGGGCACATCCACTCAAGCAGTTTCTTTCGGTATGGCTGGGGTGGTTGCTCTGATCCAGCAGCCTGCCTAACCATTCGCCCCATGGTTGCTTTTGGCGTCATCTCCATCGATGCAATCAATACTTTCTGCTGTTGTTCAACAGCGTTAAGTGCTAACTGATTTAGCCACATCGACTTGCCGTGACCGTTGATCCCGCACACGCCCCACAGTTCGTTAGGTCTGAACTTGATGTCCTCTTCATCTAACTTAGCCCAGCCAGAACCGAAGCCTTGCGTGTCATCTAATTTGTTCTCAAAGAAGTCATCGATGTCCGCTTCAAAGTCCAGTACAGATCGCAAAGTTTCTGGGTCTTTCCAGCGTGCCTCTTGATAGGCGCACTCCAGCATCCAGCGTGCCTGCTCGTAGCCTTCTTTCTGGAGTAGCTCATTGATATCTTTTGTTGGCAGGTTAACTCTGTAACATCGGTCACCGAGCCTCGACATAATTTCTGCCGCAGCCAACTCTCCCTGTTCATCCATATCTGTGGCTATAAGGATCTCTTCAAAGCGTGCGAGGTTCTCGTACTCGTGCGCTATCCACTTGGTCTGCTTTGCGCCCTTACCACCACCCATCGGCACTGATAGAGCGGGGAACCCTAACTCACCGCAGGCAATCGCATCCCATTCACCCTCAGTTATCCAAACCTTTCTTGCATCGTCAGGCATTGCTTGCCACCCAAACAGGATAGGCTTCAGATCTTTCTGGGTAGATGGGTTGCCGTCATGATTAATCGGCTTGGTCTTTAGGAATGTCTGCTTTCCGTCAGGCTCCATGAAAGGGAACACTACGTCCTGCCCACCCTTGGTATCAGTCTCGTAGATCTTCCATCTAAAGCAGACTTCCCCCACGTCTTTAAACCCTCTCGTCTCCATGTATCCATGCAGATTGGAGCTGGCATTCTTTGCGGGAGGTTGTGGTTTGGTGTAGTTCTTTTTTTCCGCCGGAGCAACTTTTTTGGCAGGCGTATTGTCTCGGATGCCGTATCGCTTTTTTGCCCACTCCATTGCATCAACCAGTGTGAGTCCTTGGCTGTACATAATCAGGTCAAGCAGGTCACCTCCCTCACCAGTACTAAAGTCCATCCATTTGCCACACTGATCGCCGCTAAGATAGACGCTCATGCTTCTGCCTTTCTCACCTTGGATAGATCCGATCTTGTAACAGCCGCTCTCAACGCGACCGTCGGGGTAAAGTTCGTGGCATATACTGGTAGCGTGCGGTGCTAGGTTCTGCGCTAGCGTTTTAATATCCATCATTTGACAGCCCCCAACAGATCATTGGTTCGTGTCGCATTTTTGTAGCACGAAAGCCCCTGCCAGTCTGGCTTGCCGATAGATTGCCAGCCTCTCGAGATTGCATTGTCCACAACACCTGCGATATCAAAGCCCTGCTTTTTGAATACCAAAAAGTCCTGCGAGATCGTGGTGATCATTTTCTTGGCAGGCTTTCTACCTTTACGATCTGCCAGTTTGTATTCCCACCATTTAGTCCAAGGCTGTTTTGAAATACCTTCTGGTGGAGTGTTAAGGAGATCAGACCGCCAGCATGTTTGTTCTTTTTGATGTTCGTTAGTAATAATATTTGTTCTTTGGGTCTGATTAGCTTGATCTGGGTTTACTTGATCTGGGTTAGCTTGATCTGGGTTTTGATGATCTAGTGGAAAACGACCCCTAACATCAGTAACCAGCCAGTCCCATCGGACAACATGACCACTTTCGTTTCGGATTATTTCTCTGCGAATGTATTCAGATTTCTCTAGCTCATCAGTAATGCGAGTCATCTTCACATTGCCGACACCGAATACAGTGCAGAGTTGGTTGTTAGTTATTTGCCAGTCATCGACATGGCTAAGAAGGTAGACAAGAACACCCAGAGATTCTGGGCTTAACCCGTCATCTCTGTATTCGCTGGCGGAGAACCCGCCTCGGAGGAGTAAGTTTGGAATACGGGTGTAATGGTCTTGCTTTAAATTGGCAGGACGAAAAATCATTCGTGAGACGGCTCCATGTAATATTCATTTGAGCAGGGATAATAATCTGCAAGTATTGTTTTGGCAAATTTATTTACTCTTGCGTCTTGTTTAATGATTTAAAATATGGAAGATCGGCTGCGAGGAGAAAAAAACATGGACGAAAAAACTAAAAAAGAAAAACGTGCGGATATATTTAAAACAGCTCTAGACAAGGCAGGGGTGCCGGACTGGGGCAGAGGGGCGGCGATAGTTAAACAGACGGGTTGCAGTCCTGCATCCGCGCAAGCGTGGATAAGGGGCAGTCTGCCATCGGATGGGGAGCGTATAGTTGAACTGTGCGACCTTTACCATATTGACTTATACCTATGGATAACCTTGCAGTCGCGGGGCGAATCAAAGGTATCAGAATCTATGACTGAAGCCATCATTTACGTAAAACAATTTGAAGAAAAAACAGCTTTCACCCTTACACCAGACCAGTTTGCTCATATGTGCTTGATGTATTTAGACACTGAAAAGCGCGAAGGGCTGGCAAGTATGGTGGAAGTGTTAAGTAAAAAAACAGATGCGTCTGCCGCTACAAAATGATAATTTGTAATTAAGGATTTACATATACAAGGAAAGTCACATGGATAGAGTTGTACCTGACAGCGAGCGAATTAGCTGCGAGGACTTAAAAATATTTTTAGAAAACTTTCCAGAAGTAGATTGCTGCTTCAAGGCTGGCGAAGCAAGGTTCATTTATTCAGTAAGAACAATTACAGCTGCTAAAAAGAAACTTAGACTAGCAAATAATAATCTACAGGTGTTGAAATAAATCTACACGGTGCTATGATGTCTCTGGAACTAACGGAGACATTACATGGATACGCTTACACGCGCCCACATCTGGGCGACCTTATCTGATATAGACGTAGCACCTTTTTGCACCGAGACAGAAGTCGTTGGGGATCAAGTCCTCACCTATCTGCCTTGGATGAAAGCGCATTCGATTATGATGGATGTGTTCCCTGAGTATCATTGGGAATTCACCGAAGACCCTACAGGTCGCGAATGCCACTACTTTGATGATGGCTCTGCCGAAGTACGTTGCCGAATGACTATCGGCGGGCAGACCAACATCACCTACCTTCCTGTTCATAGATCAGGCAAAGCAATTGACTCCCCCTCTGCTACAGACATCAATACTGCTAAACAGCGGTGTCGTGTTAAGGCTATGGGTGAGTTTGGTCTGGGCTACACCATGTGGCTGTCATCTCAAATCAAAGAGATTGAAGACCAAAGTGTTTCTAAACCTGAACAAAGTACACCTTCAGATACAAATGATGCAGATGCAGAACTCCAAAAGGTTATTGCGATCTGGGATCATCTTAAGTTCGGTGAAGCTAAGACCCTGAGTGAAGCCACAAAGCTGTATGACAAGTTTAAACGTGGTCTAACTAATAGAGGCTTAACAGATACCACTGGTAACTGGGAGAAGCTCTGTAAGGACAAAGGGTGGAGGGCTAGCAAATGAGTTTAGCTGCTCAAGGATCACCCGAATGGCACGCGGCTCGCGCCGGTAAGATCAAAGCGTCTGTCTGTGCCGCACTAGAAGGCAAGCACCCGTACATGAAAGCTGCTGACTTGGTCAGGCAAGAAGTCAGGGCTTTGGCTGGTGCTGAGTCAGAATTCAAAATGGTTCCTGCTGTTGCCCACGGGCAGATGATGGAGGACCACGCACGAATCTTCTTGGAAGATCTGCAAGGCTACACTGTAGAAGAGACGGGTCTTGTTGTTCACCCTAAGTATGACTTTATTGCAGCATCTCCAGACGGACTTGTAGGTTTGGACGGTTGCGTTGAGATTAAGTGCCCGTTCCCTCAGTACACCAAGACTCCATACAGCATCTTCGATAAGAAGCGCAGCATGTACCTGATGCAGGTCTACATGCAGATGGAAGTTCTGGATGCAGAGTGGTGTGACTTTATTTGTTACTTGGCTAAGAACGAAACAGCCGAGCCGCAGTACACGTTAGAGAGAGTCCACCGTAAAGAGGACTTCCTAACTGAACTACTGAGCCGCAAGTATTTACCGCAGCCTTCTAAGGGGACTATCTCCCGCCTTGACCTGTACCAATCTTGGCACAACTGGATACAAGAGCAGCACAGGGATGAAGTTACCCGTGCGGATCACGTTAAATCAATTGAAGTCGACGCCCCAGAGGTCATTAAGACCGATGAGGAACTGAACCGGCTGACTGCAATGCAAACCAGAATTGCAGACATCAAGTCACGTATCAGTGACGACTTAGAAACCTTGGATGTTCTGGGTAAGACCTCAGACTCCCTGAAAAAAGATATCGCCGAGCGTTACAAAGGTTCTGTCAGCAATGGCAAGACCACCGTGAAGGTGATTATGAAGACCCCGCCAATCGATTATAGAAAAGCGTTCGAATTTCTCGGCGGTGAAGATGAAGTGTTAAACAAAGACGAGTCTCTTGATTCTTTCCGAAGAACAACAGGCGCAATGCAAGTACAAATCCATCATGGAGAGCAACAATGAATAGTAAACCAACCGCATTTGAATCCCTTAAAGCAGGCAAAGGGCGTCTGTACCCAATGCCTAAAGAAAAGCGCATTGAAGAGTGGAACCGCCTTAAGCAATACGACTGGGCAACCAAGGCGCACGTCCCTAAGTTCGACGGCTTTATTAAAGTCAGTCGTGAGCTAGTCGCAGACCTACAAGCTGCACTTGATGTAAATAACGGCAATGACTTCCGTTACAACATCAAGGTCTGTGAGCAGATGGGTGATGACGGCAACCTCCAGCAACTGAATGTAGACTACTGGATTCCCAAACCCAATCCAAATGCTCAAGCGTCCGCTCCAGCAGCCGCATCAAACGCGGATGATTTCTTGGACGACGACCTACCTTTCTAAGGACATATATATATGCCATTAAGAATTTCACGATCAGCTAACTCCGTCTTTTATGGCGGAGAAAGCCTCGACCCCAGTGACCTCGAAGGTACTTTTGACCATCGGATTTGGGTGCGTGCAGTGGTTGACTTGGATGGCAGGCATGAAACCGTGCTCAATGTGCATACTAAGCGCAAGGGACATCAGGAGCATGTGCTTAAGGCTGGTGAAGATTTACAGCTAACGGAAGAAGTGTTTGTCGAGATGACAGGTATACAACCCTTTTACCACAAACCCCACTTAGCGTGCTCAGAGTGCGGTCGAACTGGCAGTCAGTCTGAGAAGTCTTTCATGCTTCCTCAAGCAAAACTGCTGGTGGGTGCTCCGCGTAACTACAAAATAGTTCGCGATGACGCCAGAAAGAAAAAGAGATGACTCCCCTAAAGGGCTGGGTGTTCCCTCCTCACACCTTGTAGCAGGCTTGGTCTACCTGCCCCTTGCAACAGACCTTTATTAAAGAGATCGATGCGTGGTAATCTGCCAGTGCTGTTGGTCTCTTCACGGAGACGAATATGAAGTTAACATTTAAAGAAATAGCTGATCGTTATTTGGCACAGCCAAGCGCACATAACGATGAGAAACAGAGAACTACGGTGGTAGTGGCTAACAACCTTGTTAAGGTTTTTGGTAGTAAGCCGATTAAAGCATTCGAGAAGATCGCTCTTTTTGATAACTTTATTGAGGAACTGCGGAAGCAACCATCAAAGAAAAGAATCGGTAAAAGAGTCAGCAATAGCTGGGTCAATAAGCACACCATTACTATGCGAGCTATTCTTAACTACGCTCACAGTAAGGAGCACATTGATCGAGTTCCTAAGTTGTCGGTTTTACCTGAGACAAAGAGCAAGATATTCCTCAAGCCTAATCAGGTTCTGGATCTGATCAACAGCTTGGATGAATTGAGAGCAGACCAAGTCCGTTTTGCAGTGGCAACGGGATTGCGAAATACAAACATAAGGCTTCTGAGGTGGGATCAAATATCGAAAGATTTTTCCTCACTCCTTGTCGATGGAAGTGATGCCAAGATGGGAGAGGATATCCTCATCCCGTTAAACGCAGATGCTAAAGCAGTTCTGGAGCGTCGTAAGGCTTTAAACGATGCGCTAGTACAGAAGCATATGTATTTAAGTAATGGCATTGATCATGTGTTTGTTCAGCAAGCCGGTGGCGGATCAAAGGTAGGGAAAGTTCTTAGCGAGATTACGAACAAGACCTACAGGAAGGCTTGCGACAAAGCTGGAGTACCAGCAGGAACAACCTTCCATACAATGCGTCACACTTTCGCGAGCTGGCACATTGAGAACGGCACGAGCGAGATGGTTCTTATGGAACTAGGGGGGTGGAAAGACCGTGTGTCATTGCAGCGGTACGCGCATCTCAATCAAGCTCAGAAACAGGCAGCTTCTTCGAACATTGAAGGAATTTTATAAGAATCAAAATTTAACGCGCATAAGTCGTTGATATATAAGGGAAAAAACGTAGAGCAGTTGCTTCGTAAGCAATTACCATGTCTTTTTCTTCAATTAAATCAATAACTTAGAGACCAACAGCAAAGACTTTTGCGCTAAATTGGAGGCTAAGAATATGGTAGATGTAAAGCAAGCGATTAAAGAGGCAAACGAGTACGCTGACAAAGCTATTCGTGAATCGATAAACGATATACAAGGCGTACGGAAAACGGTACGTACTTGGCTCAGTTCAGGCAACTATCACCTAACCAATGTGCATGTTGTAACTTGGCTTGGGATCACTGTGCTTCTGTGTATTGTCTTTTAGACATATCAATTATGATATCTATGTAATTCTAAAGTTGCATTTCACAATTCTCATAAACGACCCTACAATGCCGCCTCATTTGTTAACTGTGATTAAAGGTATTCTTGATGTTTGTGATGTGTGTATGCGTAGTTCTTGGGTTGTGCTTTGTCGCCAAGGATGATTTGTTTATCAGCTAAGGATTAGCTGTCCCCCTTTGTAGCCTCCGCCTTTACTTCTAGTTCCTTCACCTTCAGCTCAAGCTCTCTTACTCGAGCGATGGTGTCCTGAACAGATTTAGGAGGCTCAAACTCATCGATCCAAGTATCGTTCTCCTCTATCTCCGCCATCATTACGTCAGCCCTGTACTCAATCGATGTCAGGCGCTCCTCAACCTTAAAGTACGCCGTGGTCGCAACGGTGGTAAACGCGAGAATACCCAAAAGATTTTTGACTGGGATTGTGACCTCTGTCGTTTCGCTTAGCTTGGGCATCTACATCCCCAGCAAGTAATACGAACCAGCAAACATAGCCAGCACCGCGATTGTTGCACCGATGTTCTTCGCCACATCGCCAATCTGACGCTGCTTCTTGAGCCTCGCCAACCTAGCCTTCTCCAGCTTGTGCTTGTGATCGAGTAAAGACTTGTTCTGGATCATGAGCATGTCACGCCAGACGTGCTTAGGGGTTATCTTCTTCAGCTCTTTCTCGTGCTGCCTGATCGCGTCCTTAGCCCATGCCAGCTCCAGCGCTTCTTCCTGAGTGAGCACATGGTCTCCAGCCTTGGTGGCTTCTTCGATGCTCTCAACCGCCGTCTTGCTCTCGGTCAGACTGGTAAACAATCCGGTCAATCCCTGTAGGTGATCACCCGACTCCTTAACGGTTTTGATGCCCTCGTTTAAGGCTTTGAGCACCCCAACAACTGCACTGATCTCAGCTATCATTTCATCTCTCTCTCGGCTTTCCTGTAAGCCTTGTTGTATATGTCGAATATCTTGTTCTCATTCTCCAGCAGCTTGTCCAATAGTTCTCTGCGACGCGCCTCAGGAATATCCTGACTCTCTACCAACTTACGGGTCTTGGATATGCTTCTTAACTCTCGGTTGGACGCCTTGTAGAGACTGTTGCGCCCACCTTCAATCACGGGGATAAAGGATTGGTACTGGTTTCTGAGTCGGTCCAGCTCGGCTTGATCTCCTGCCTCGATAGCATCTTTCAGCTTCGCCTCGATCTTTCTGGTCTCATCCCAGTTGGCATAGAACTCAAACCTGTCTTCGTACTCCGAGGGGCTCTCAAAGAAGGTGCCAACAATCGGTAAGTCTTGTTTCCTGAAATCCTCGTCCGCCATCATTCTTGCCGCAACGTCTGAAGACTGGCTCACAAAGCGCCCTACACCCCCCAAGAAGTATTCATACACATACTCCATCTTGTCTGGGTTCATAGAGATGTAACCGTCCTTGTACTTGTCTCCGCCCGTGGCATCGTTGAGGAACTCGGCTGCTGCTGTGAAGGCTTTATCAGTAGACCGTCGAGAGTTGTATGCGTTTGATCGCTCAACAATGAACGGGTTTTGCTCAATGTATATATCGCTACCAAAGAAGTTCTTATTAGCCAGCATGTCCAAATGAACTTCGAGCAGGTCAGGATAGAATCCTCGCGCTTTCTCTTCCCAGTTATCGCCGCTAGAGGGAGCAACCGGAACGAAATTCAGTAACGCGTTCTCCCACAGATACACTGCCGACTCTTCTGGGGTGTTGATGTCGAACGCCATTTCAGCACTCAAGCGACCAATATTGGTGAAGAAGTTGTACCCGTAGGGGGCGGGTAGAGCGAACCCTTCTTCGCTGCTGTAATTGATCAGTAGTGCCCGGTTCTTCGCATGCTCAGGAAGATCGGCATAGACCTTCTCGTCATCGTCATCATCTTCTGAGTTCAGAATGTTAATCACGGCAAGTGTAGCCCCTAGACCTATAAGTCCCACTGCCGTTTTCTGTGCGGTTGTGACCTTGCCTTCGCCGCCACCCAAAGCCTGAGCTATGTTGACATTGCCCTGTACTGCGGCGTTAAAGAACAGGTATCCGGCATTGACTACGGCTGTGTTCTCACCCTTACGGTTGAAGTTAACGGTAAGGTCTTTCGCTAATGTCGCTGCGGTCTGCCTATCAGTTCCCGCTTTACGTGCCTCGATGTAAGCAGACAGTCGTATAGCGTTTTCCATGGTGGTGTTGAAGTCTTCCACCCAGTTACCCACAGCTCGCAAAGCCTCACGGGTCATGCCTTTCTTTAGCTTGTTCTTCATTATGCGTAACTGCTCATCCTGATCGCGGACCAGCATCATGCCTGTTGACGCACCGTCCTCCATAAACTCTGCCGCATACTGATCTAGAGTGCCTTCTCTTACAGGCTTACCGCGAAGCACGCGATACATAGACCTCATTGAGGGCAGATAGCTCTGAGCCATTTTCCCGATAAGGTTCTCGCCTTGTACTCTGCTGCCTTTCTTGTCCTTCTCTGCAAGCGAATACATAAGACCCGTCTGAACATCACGCAGCGGGTTAACCAGCCCCCATGAAGGGTTGTAGTTGATCAACATGTTTCTGCGGAATGTTTGGAATCGAGTCGCCAGAGTTAGCAGCTTGCTTACGTCGTCGTTAGCCCTGCTCAGCATGGGCACGCTCATGTTCTGTAGCGCGTGATTTAGGCTGTCACTCTTAAACTCGATAAAGAATGTCTGCCCACCCTTCTTGACCTCTACATACTTGGGGTCACCGTTGGGTCTAACATCTCTAGACATCTGGTCGAGGTCTTGCTGCGTCAGTTCGTCGCTTGGCTTCGGTGGTCTGAACTTATTGTTGTATATGGTATAGGAGTCGCTGTTACCTAACTCACTCAAAAGCTCTAATAGGGTTTGGGCGGTTTCATTTTTTCTCGCCCGAATAATTTTTCTCTGAACATCTTCGATAGCGGTAAACAGAGGATTCACAGGCAATGTCTTTCTACCCTTAGCCCTCATGCTCTCGCTGCCTACGATAGAGAAGCCTCTAGACTTATCGCCAGACTTGTAGGCGTCGCCATTTTCTTCAGCAGCAAAACCTTTAAGGGGCACATAGAACTCGTAGGTATCTTCCCAGTCTGAGCGAGAGTCTTCGTCAAGCAAGCCTGCCTCTACCATGCGGTCTCGCTGATACTGAAGCATCTCGTAGACCTTGTCGGCAATACGGTCCATATCAGCCTTGGTGCCTTCCCGTTCCGCCAAAGCTAGAACGCTCTCCGCCTCGGCATACGTCATCCCTGAGCCTGTATCTTGGAACGCCAGTGGCAGTGTTTGGTATTCGTTAAGTTTTGTGCGCTGAGTCTCGAGGGCGACACTGTGATCGACACCGACATCTGCCAATAGGCGCTCTATCTCCCGCTCAGCCCTAGCAATGTTTCTCTCGCGCTGAGCCTTAACCTTTTCAGCAATAACGTCATTGCGCTCCGCCGCGTGCTTCGCAATAAGGTAGGTTCCTACAGCATCTGGATCGACCTGTAGCTCGGCGATTAAATCACCAAGCGGGTCCACATAGTTTTCGTGGAATGCGTCTAGATCGTTCTGCACTTTACCGTGCGACAGGTTTTCTTGATCTCTAGGTGACAAGCCAGCAGGAAGCCGCCCCATCTCTAGGAAGTCAGCCGCTTGATTCTCAAAATCTTCTAAGGGTGCGTAACGGTCCACCAAGGAACGGTATACCTTCTTACCCTTCAGCCTTATGGCAAGATCAGACTGTGCGTCTATCTCATCATTGTAGCTAAAGGCATTGGTTGATGGGCTTCCGTCGTCTAGAGTTCCTGTCTCTTTGTTGATCTGCTTCTTCTTGATGTACGAATAATCATCAACATCGTCGTAGACAACGTCTTTGGCTATTACTAGATTTCCTACTTGAATCACTTCACTGGCAGATAAGACTGGGGTCTGGGTAGCCAGATCATAGAAGAAAGTGTGACGCTCTGGGTTCATGGAAACCTGAGTCCAAGCCGGATCATCCATAGCGGCTATAAAGTCTAGCCTGTTCTGCTCATGATCTGCCGCAACGTAATTACCCTCGATAGTCGCGATGGTATTTTTATCTGCACCCATGGCTATATTAGTTGCACCTTTTTCTGGAGATGCAAATGAAGCGTTCGCTAGACGCAGAGTTGGGTAGTAACCAAGACGAGTACCAGACGCGCCCTTGAAGGGAGCGCCCTCTTTACGAGGTCTCGCCGCATGAGCAGTAACAACATCAGCCCGCTCATCTTTTGATAATGTTGGGTGGCTGTGGGCGGGGATATCTAGCCTTGAGCCAGTTCTCTGCCCGTCTTCAAGCACATCCGCTAACCAGTAAGTTTCTTTACTAGGTGTGTTCGGCTTTTCTCTGCTCGTCTTTTTCAGCGCATTGATGTAATGAGAGTCCGGCTTTAACGGAGCAATCATATCGGGATGCATGGGCTTAACATAACGACCTTCTTTTCTGAAGATGTCATTAAGCTCGGCGGCAGTGATCTTGCGATCAATTCGATCCTGCACCGCTTCCTTTAACTTGGGGGATATTCTTTCTTGCTCGGGTCTACGGGTCTCACGAATAGACCGCATGCCCTCTTCGTAGGTGTCTACGTAGTAGCCTGTGTCTTTGGTGTAGGGACCAAAGTACTTCGGGTCAACAACCATGAATACAACGTCAGGCTCGCCCTTGTTGTAAGGCATGAATGTTCTTTTGTCCCAGTCCGCAGGAGCCTGAGAATCATCCCACTTGAGTCGAGAAACAACCTTGAACCCGACATGCTGATAGATAATCGGAAGTTGCGTATCAAAGGCGTCAGAGTACAGCCCGCCCTCCTCAACAGCCAATGATGCCAAAGAGTAGGTTACGTTCTTGTGCCCGCCGTTGTTATAAAGAGACACTATTGTGTCGCCGTTTTCGATAGCTATTCCAGCTGCGCCATCTTCGGTCATGAACATCTGCATCTTTTGATATTCAGATTCAGGATACACATAGACCGCTGCACCATAGAGGTTGGCGTCTTTTCCTTCTTGAATCTTGCTTGCGAACAGCTTGGCGTTGGTTTTGTTTTTGGCTAGCTCAATGACTGTGCCGTTAAAGGAATCAACGGCAGCGAGCGCGGCTTTGGCTCCAGTCTCAAGCTCCCTCTTTTTGCCTGATACTTTTTTACCCGCTACGAGTACTTGAGAATATTTGCTAGCTCCTCGTCGGAAGCGTCTGGGTATATTTCCTTCATTTCCTCCACTCCCGCTATCAGATAGTCGGGGACTACGAAGCTCTTTGTAGACTCTGTTTCGCTCATCTCGCCGTCCGGCGCCATTGGGGGGGCTGATTTCAACAGCTCTTTCAGAAGCATATTCTCTTTGAGCTGCCTCTCTTTCTGAGTACGCATCGACGAGTTCGTCGAGCTTTTTTCTGCTAACGCCTTCTGCTTCATACCAAGGTGTCCCTTTATCAAATTCACTGACTTTAAAGTCTTTGGGCACTATACCATTCTTGGGTTTAGGTATCTCGTCCAAAAACTTTCTAAATGATTCTTTACTAAACTTGTACATCGTGCCGCTAGATTTGGGGTACACGTAGTAAGGTGTGCCCTTATCGTCTCTTGCATAAATAGCTGCGGAGCGATACATGTCGCCCTTTCCTTCAGGGGCTCCAATGAATGCGTAGGGGTTGTCCTTACCAAGGATGTCCTTCTCAAGACCCTGCATGGTTGGGTGAGCAACGATCTGCCCCGAATCCCTTACCCAGCTTTCCCAGTGATAGCGACCAATAGACGCATCTTCTGGTCTGCCCAGCTTCGTATACAGCTGCTTAAGTTTTGTGTTGAGGGAGTTCTCTATAGCCTCGTATCGGGCTGAGCCTCGAAGACCACTAAACTCATCAGCCAAGTCGGCATAAATATTCTTGCCGTAACGGTCAGAATCCCACATTGAGTTCAGCTGAATACGGTCAAGAATTACCACGTCGTCACGACCAATCATCAACTGGGCAAATGAGAAGACCTTGTTGTCTATTCCTGATCCCTGAACAATCAATTGGAATTGACGCCGAACCTCCTGAGTGGACATGTCGCTGTCAGCCATGATGTCGTGGACGCGCTGTAACTTTGACTGACCGCCGCTGTGCGGCTCTGCCAGCTTCTGCATCAGCTTGCCAAAGTCATTGGCGTTGGAGATTGCACCACGACCAAAAGAGCCATCAGGTATTAGCTTTCCTACCTGCTTAACCCATGCCTTAACGTCGGCATCGGACACATCGCCATCAAGCGCTTTCTGTGCCAGATCAGATACGGCAGTGCTTCCTGTCATCAGGTCAACAAAACCAGCTTCCTGACCTGAGGCTGTCTGCCGTCGAGACATCAAGCCCCAAAGCAGCAACTTGGCAGTGGCGTTAGGAGTCGCATCGCCTGACGCATATAAAGCGCCCATTCTTTCAGCGGTAGCCAAGCCGCGATTGGCAGCCTCTAGCTGCTCCGGTGTCAGCTTGGCATGAGTCTCTACCCATGAGTCCATGTCATTGTAGAGACGGATCAATCCATATGGCGGGGCTAGGGTTTCGGACTTTCCTGTTAGGTCTCTCTCAAACGCCAGCCATGCCTCTGGGCTCGATAGGGCGTCAGGGTGCTTAGCCACCACATCGACAGCACGCTGAATCTGCACCTCTGGGTCTTTCGTGGTGGGGGTAATCTTAACCACAGGCAGGGTCTTTTTCTCTCCAACCGAACCCTTAGACTTTTGCAGTAAGTACTCTGCACCCTTCTTAATAAAGCTAGGGTCATCAAGCAGGTCTTGATAGAGCTCAAACCTGTCTTCGTAGAGCCAGTCATAAGACATGAACTTGCCATCCTGTAGGATGACGATGTCTTCTTCTTCTTTGTTCTCGTCTAAAAGTCTCTGCTTGAGGTTCTCAAACTGATTGTCTTCGAGGGCTTTAAATCTGTGTCGCAACTGCTTTTCAGTCACCGACCCCTTTTCGTCTATATAGCTCCATGCTTTGAACTCGATATCACCCCCTACTTGCGGGTCTAGAGGGAGGTTGTAAGAATTTTCTCCCGCATCCATCAATTTTTGGCGGTGGGCTATCAGCTCATCAATGGTTTCCTGCTTGGTCTCGCCCAGCAGCCCATCAAGCGCGTCAATCTTCCC